CGGTAACCGTGAACGCAGGCTCAACAATAAGTTTGATAGTTTCAAGGTATGAAACACAAAACACTCTACGATAAGTTACATTCCTATTCTCACCGATTTTATGGTGAGAAAACTCCAAATCAAGTGATTTATTGGACTAGAAAAATGTTGGCTGAACATAAGGTGCGAGTGAGAAAATACATTGATACAACAAACACATCATATAGTATTCTTTGCGTTGGAGGATGTTATGACCCAACAATTGATGATGGTAAAGATATTGAAATGTATATTTCATTTAATGAAAACGAAAGAGATAAACCATTTAAGTTGGAAGAATCTACTGTAAAGGTTTTTATTGATGAAGTATTCAAAACATTGGTGCATGAAAAGAGGCATCGTTATCAATTTCGCCAAAGAGGCAATAACTTTGGTAAGCAATACAGAAGTAATGTAGAGGATAAAACATTGAAGGTTCAGCTAGAGTATTACGGTGATGATGATGAGATAGATGCCTATGCACAAGAGGCAGTAATAGAGTTACGGTTACATGGCATCTCTCACTCTAAGGAAATGTATCAAACTTTATTTGCAAAAACAGACCCGGTAGTGTATAATAGATTCTTAAAGAAATTTATTAAATATAACCAGAAGATTACATTATGAGTTTGAACAGAGAACAGGCAAACTATATTGCCTCTGTTTTTGAGAATTACTTTGGCAATTTCAACCGAATTGATGAGTATATGCGTGAGCAGAAACTTAATTCATTGGCTGAAAGACCAATTGCCTTGCCAGGATGTGGACCAGAAGAAGATTTATTTGGCGATTTTACCATTTCACCAAAAGATATGGAGTTTGATATCGTAGAATTGCCTGCCGAAAGATGGTCTAACTACCTTGATATCATTTCATCACATAATAACCTATCATCTCCCGGTAGAAATCTAAGACTGGCTGTATTAGAGAAAAGAACTCAGAAGTGGGTCGGGTTCATTCGTATTGGGTCTCCAACGATTATGATGAAGCCTCGTAATGAGTTACTAGGCTGCGTTATAACAAACGAAACGGCAACGACCAAATCATTTAACAACGCTGCCGCCATGGGATTTGTAATCGTGCCATCACAACCATTTGGTTACAATTACCTTGGCGGCAAGCTTCTCGCTGCTATCTGTTGTTCACATGAAGTTCGTCAGATGCTAAATGCAAAGTATAAGATGAACACCTGTTTGTTTGAAACAACATCTTTATATGGCACTTCAAAGGCTATCTCTCAATATGATGGTATGAAACCATACCTACGATTCAAAGGCGTAACTGAATCAGACTTTCTACCAATGATGCACGGCAAACCATATGATGACCTGAAAGATTATGTTGAAGATATTATGGGTGGTGCATTTGTTCCTGCTGATGCCTCTAGCCGTAAGTTGAAGATTAGTAATACAATTATTGCGATGACCAAGGCTACATTGAAGCCACACAAAGATGACTATGATAAGTTCATGGCCACAATCAACAAGGCCAAGTCCTTAACAGAACAGAAGCGGTATTATGTGTCCAACTATGGTATCAAAAACTATGTTGACATTACACTTGGAAAGACAGATAAGATTTTACCAGATGAAAACTATGATAAACATCATTTGGCTAATATTACAGAGTGGTGGAGAACAAAGGCCATTAACCGACACGAGAATCTGAAGGCTGAAGGTCGTCTAAGAACTGAAATGGAAGTGTGGACTAGCGGTAAAGCTCTTGACATAATCAGGTAATCCTGATAGGATAAATACTCCTATTAAATTGAAAGGATTAATCTAGTGGCCACCAAAGTTATTGCTTCAGCACAAAACCTAACAGCTTATCTAAAAAAATTAGGTATTAGTGATAAAGAAAACACTAAAGGTTATTTTGTAGCACCAAAAACAGCCTCAGGTAAAGAAGTTGTAATATTTTTGCCAGAAAAAAATAGAGCAAATGAAACTTATACTAAAAAAACAAGAAAAGACTTTTTAGTAAATGAACTTCTTCCAACTCTAAGAAATTTTAATGGTGCTAAATATGAATCTATACCAAAAAATTCTACAGCTGGACAAATATCATTTGCTGGTTCTCAAATTTATATTATAGCAAAACTAATTGCTATGAAGGGTGCTGGTGCAAGTAAAGGAGCAGCATTTGAATATGACTTAGAAAAAGATTTCAATGAATTAATTAAAGGAACAAACAAATTTATCTACCCTAATTTTATGAAAGAATTTGAAAATAGGGTATTAAAAGGAGCTAAAGTAATTTCAGTTGATGTTACTGGAAAAGAAAATACTCCAAGACCTTTGAAGTTTGATTCAAAAGGTTTATATTGCTCTATGAAAGGTGGTCAAAGCGAATACGAGATTCAACACGGTGATAGAAATCATATCGGTCATCATAGTCATTTAGATAATCGTGACCAACAGAATTGTCAAATGAAACACCAAGAGCATCACTCAGGAGTTTTGGTATTTCACCTTTAGTTTTCTTACCAGATTTATCATCAAGGATGCCAACAGATTCCATGATGGCGTTATAAATTGCTTTATCTTGGCAGAACTTCTCTGTGTGTTCTACAAGCCATTGTTGTTCAGATGGGTCTTTGTCATCGTGAACTTCATTGAGAATGTCAATTGCTGTCTTAACTTCAGATTCAGTAAGTGATTTACTTTCTGTGAAATTAATTACAAGAGCTTCGTGTGTGGGTAGTGTTTTGTATTTGTTGGCAAAATCTTGAACTTCTTTGAATACATTTCTTTCATTGATATCGGAGAAATACTCTGGTCTAATAAATGGAATAACTTTACGAGCATACTCCTCATTGTATATCAAATTCTTGATTATCGTCTTTTCTAAGCGTTTCATATTGTTGTTTCGTTAAGATTTCAGTTAGTATATCACCCATCATTGTAGAGAAGTTTTCATCTTTTGTCAAGTCATCAATGTCGTGTTTACCTGGATTTACAACTGTATATCCAAACTGTAACACGCCCATTTCGCCTTGCGGTACTACTCTTACTTTACCATAATGGTAAACAACACCAGCATACTCACCTTCTAAGATTTGTAGGCCGGTGATTTCAGAGTTAGTAAAGTCGATGAACTTAAAATCTTTACCTTCAGTCGGCACTTTCTTCTTCCATTTCTTCCAGAACAGGAGTTTCTCCCATAATGTTTCCATATGCAATTCCATATTTTTGTTTTACAAAGTTTTTAAACTCTACATTTTCTAAAATTGGATCCCAGAATTCAGCAGTCTGTGTTGCAACTAGTCTATGTTTGTCACCAATTTCACCAGTTTCACGATTAACTTTTGCATACCAACCGTTTGATGGTTTAGTTACGAAACCGCTTTCGAGAGCAATATCAAGTAGACCAGACCAGCGACTAATACCGCCATCAAAAGATACATTGATAGGGATTTTAGATTTCTCTTTAACATACCTAGACTTCTCCACATTAATAATAAAATTATACCCAACAACTTCGGTGCCATCTTTCTCTTGTTGGCGACCAATAATATAAATGTTATCAGCAGAATAATAAGAACCCGTACCACCACCCACGATATCTTTCGGGAACATACCAATCTCTTTATATGTATGATTCACTACAATCATAGGAATATCTTTTAGATTCAAATGTGGAGTGACCATACGAAACAAACTCTTCACTTGTTTAGCACGACTCATATCAGCAACAGATTTACCCTCAAGTGCATCTTCTACTTCTTTCTTTGAAGCTAGATTGCCAATAGAATCAAGGACAATAATAAGTTTATCACCACGATTGATATCTTGTAATTGCTGCATGATATCAAACTTCAATTGTTCAATATCAGTCAGTGGTGAGTGAAGAACTCTTGATTGATCAATACCAAATGTTTCAAAGTATTTGATTGGTGTTCCAAATTCAGAATCATAGAACAGCATCACAGCATCTTTATATTTGTCCATGTATGCTTTAGCCATCAACAAACTGAATGCTGTCTTGAAGTGTTTTGAAGGCACTGCCCACATCGTAAGACCAGGAATTAAACCACCATCAAGTGAGCCAGATAATGCAACATTAATCATTGGCACTTGTGTTGGAATAAAATCTTTCTCAGTAAAGAATTTTGAATCTTCAAGAATGGCACTGTCTTTAATCGTGCTGTTCTTTCTCAATTTGTCAAGTAAACTCATATTGTCCTCGTTTATTTTAAAAAACTTTCTAATGTATTTGTTCTCTCTGCTTGCCATCCTACACATTGCATAATCAGCTTAACTGGATCTAGATATGCTTTTTCAAACTGGAGATCATAATCTATGTAATCACCCAATTCAAATTCTGGTGGCAATCTAGATGGATATGAAATGACGTTATCTTTGAACGGATTAGGTTGTCTTAGATAGGTAAACTTTATCTTCTCACCTTCTTGAATCAATGGATACTTTTTAGTCAGTCCAAGCTTTTTCAGATTATGATTATATATCAATGCACCCCTAACATGAATGGGTGTACCTTTGGAATAAATGGTGGAACTATTTGCATACTGTGTTAGCCCTTTAACACCACGTGGAAATGATATCTCTTCAGGTGGCAATCCTGAGAAAGAACTCTTGAATTCACCAATAAATTTCTGAACATCAATCTCATTTCCATTAATAATCAATTTAATAGTATCAGACATTTTACCACGAATAGATAACGGTGTTGAAGATTTTACCATTTCAAGACCCATGACTTTCATATGAGGCTCTTTATACTGAACACCTTCATTGTTATATACGTTCATGATATAACGTTTCTTAGCAGTCCAAATACCTTTGTTTGCCAATGCTTCACGTTTCATCTGCATTTTCTGTTCAAAGGCATGAACATACTCAGCAAGTTCCTGATAACTCTTATCGATATATGGTTGAATCTTATCTTCACAGACACGATCCATGAAGGGGATAATGACACTAACATCTGTCTTGTTCGAATAGACTTTATTAACCAATGGACCAAACCTGAGATAAATCGAATCTGTATCCGATGCAATAACATAGTCTTCATCTGTCTTTAATAGATTATTCATATACTGATTCAGTTTCTTTTCGATCCAACGAATCGATAACTGACCAGCGGTCGTAACAGCAAGTGCCATTCTTAAATCATAGAACCTAAAGTATTCAGAACCGAGAGCACCATAAGCACTGTTAAGAGAAACCTTCTTTGCTAATTGCAGGTTGTTATATCTTGCAACACGCTTAGAGATTTCATACTTCTTATCAGGATCAGTTTCATTCTCATACTCTTGCTCTGCTACCAACATCATCTTCTTAAACTTCTTCCGATCATTATACATTTCTTCCATCATAGCTGGCAAGAAACCACGTTTCTTTGTATCAAAGAATTGGCCATTTGGTGTAAGTGTTGCATCACTAAGCTTAGATGTATCCACACGTTTTTCTAAAAGAGAATCGACTGATATGCCAGAAGAAATTAATTCACGCATTTCTGCTGTGTAATTTTCGGGTTGAATTAATGTCTCTGGGCTTATGTTATATTGCATCATCAAATGTGGGTATAGACTATTCAAGTCAAATGATGCTACCCATTCATGCATACCAACTTGTGGGTCTTTAACATAGGCACCTTCAAATGCACCATCTTTGCTTGTATGAACATTAGGAGGAACAATAATGTTTTTATTAAGGAGATACCCATAGGTCAGTGCATCCCACATTCTTGTCTGTGCAAAAATATCAGTATAATTTGTTTTTGTATCATATGCAAGAGTTAAAGCCAATTCAATTAATTTCAACTTATCTTCAAGTTTAAAAATTAGGTCAACGTCTTTGATGTTGTAATCAATAAACTTTTGATAGTCTAGTCGGTATAACTGGTGCAGACTTTCGAATTCATCATATGATATTTTACCTTCACCGAGTTCAGCTTGAGCAATATTGTCTAGTCGATATGATTCCTGTGATTTACCACCTGGTGCATACCATCGATACAATTCGATGTAATCAAGTGTGGCTACTCCTATAATTTCATATGCAATGTTTGTTTTATTCATTGCATATACTTCTCTCTGATTAATCATATTCCATGGCGATAGAGATTTCATTTCTGAAGTCCCTAAAAGCTTTTCGAATCGATTAACCAGATATGGAATATCGAAGAATTTAATGTTCCAACCAGATACTACATCGGGACAATTTTCTTTCCAGAATTCAAGAAAGACCTTACATAAATTATACTCAGTGCCACACTGATGGTATAATACATCATCACTTTTACGAAAGTAAGGATCGCAACCAAATACGTATGTCTTTCCATTGAGGAATCTAACTGTTATTGCAGTGATTGGTTCATTGGCTAGATATGGATTCGGAAATCCATTATCAGATCCAACCTCAATATCGATCACCGCAATGCTTAGATGATCTTGATCCCATTCAATAGCACCAGGAAAATTCTCTGCAATAAATGCGTAGTCAAATCTATTGTTGCCATAGATTTTAAAATTAGAGACTTTTTTATAACTCTCAATGAAATCTCTGGCTTCACCCATAGAACCAAACTTCATTGGCTCAAGAGGATCACCATGAAGAGATTTATACTTGGTTGACTTATTGGAAGGAACAAATAGTGTAGGACTATAAGCCACTTTCAGCTTAATTCTTTTACCATTTTTTAAGCCTCGATAGAGGATGTTATTCCCAACAGTCAATACACTTGTATAGAAATCCATTATAATGCAAGAGAAGATGCAACTTGAATACCTGATCCAAAATACTTGCTATAAGCATTAAGAATTTCAACTTCAGGAGTTAGGACAGCAATGAAATCTTCATAACAGATTGCAATTCCAGTATTGAATTCTTCAGTATAGATAAGATATGGTGAGAAGCCAATCATGCTTTCGCCATTAGGTGAATTCTGCATAACAACAGCAGCTGGTTTTTTGAGAATTGCGCCTTGGTCATTAATTTCAACATCAGCGATCAAATTCATACCACTTTTCATAGCAATAACTCTAATCATTGGTTTTTACCTCATAAGAAAGATCAAGCACAGAGAGTGTGACCCATTTTTTAGGGAACAACATTTCACGACCACGAAAGTCATCTTTGTTGTATGTAGGATCGTCAACAAGACCGATCAGTTCGACCATCTTATCGTAGTCACGATAGACGAGGTCATATTTAATTGCTACGGCCAAGTTTTCTTGCTCGGCGATTTTTTTCGCAACAGATTTAATATTCATTAATACTCTCATAGTTAAAATAATATTATATTACAAACAGAACTAAATGTCAATGCTACTACACGTATTTACCTAAATCAGGTGGCTCCCATCCTTCTGGTTTAAGAACTTTACCATCTTCTCTTTTTATCACTTTCTTTGTTACAGGATCAATCTTACTCAGATTGCTACGTGCAACCTCAGCCCAAGCACCAGAAACATCAAAGCCCCTCATCTTACAGAAACCTAAGATTACCCAGATCATATCCATGCAAGCATCCAATTCTTCAACGGGATCATTGGCAATCCTTGCATCTAGGAATTCATAATACTCTTCAGTAATAAGAGTCTGATATAAAATCATATTATCATATGTTGAAGGTTGATCACATGCATCAATGAACGTATTAACATCTTCTTGCATCATACTTTTATCTCCAATGTTTTTAGAGGAGGAGTGGTTAAATTACTAATAACAATAACACCATTTTCGTCTTCAATTGATAATTCATCACCAATTTGCCAGCCAATATCAGCCATAAGGTCATCTGGTAATTCAATAATAGCATCGCCATTGTCGCAAAT